AAACCGAAACCTTGTGTGTTTGAGTTTGCCATAGTTTTTTTCTCCTATAAAGGTTTTTAATTAATCGATGATCTAGAAATATCTAAAAGATTACTTCTTCGTACCACCGAAGGTTACACGAGTCTGTCTATCACTATTGATAGGCATACTTGGATGCTGTTCCTTCATGAGATCGTTATCGAGTGCTTCGTTTCTGTCTTGAGTTTGCTTTTTAAAATAAGCTTCTCTAGACTTCGCAATCTCTTCGGGTATCCTAGCCAGCAATAGGCCGCCAACCCCAATGACTCCTGCATATTTGCCTTCTTTAACAGTTGGATAATCAGTTTCAGGATATTGATCTGCTCTTACGAGTTCCCATCCCGATCTGATCTTGCCTGACATGTTTTTCGTATCGTCGAAACCCATGCTTTCAGCTCTTATCCATCTGTGTCTAAATCCGTTAGGCGCAGGTGGTGCATCTAGTGATGACGGGGGAGTCCAAGTTTGAGGACGTGTGTCCTTTGCTCTTGTCTGACTCGCACGAGAAGTTTTTATGTTTTTATCTTGTTCCATACGCTTATGCCTCCTTCGTGGTTAATTGTTTTGCGTACTCTTCGAGTGGCACACCTAATCTTTTAGCTATTGCTACTTGTGACGGTGTGAGTTTCACGGTTTTTCTGCGTCCTGTTGCGCTTGGACGTTTAGCTGAAGCTACTGTTTGAGCAGGTTTTGCTCTTTCAGTAGAATTACCCATATCTCTATCAAATTTATTTGGAAATTCAAGTCTTATTCTTTTATCAATTTCCGAATAGTATTCGTCAGATTGTGGGTCAAAACCTTCTTCCTCGACTAGTTTTTTATGGATATCAAAAGCAGTATAAGTCATGGCTGAATCATTACCAAACCAAGAGTTTTTAGCCGCCCAAGACTCTGCTTTAGCGTCTATTGGTATATTGTTTGGTACTTCTACTCCATTATAAGTATTAACCTCTTTGTATTGTTGAGGTGTAATATTAACCTGCTTTTGGTTTTGTTGTTCTTCATGAGCTTGTTTAAGCACTGAAAGTTTAGTTGCGTCAGCATTTAATCGTGCAATTTGTTCTTGTGCCGCGACTTGTGCGTCAACGTCACCCGACTCAATAGCATTTCTTAAAGATGCTCTAGCTGCTTCCATGTTTGTCGTTACTCTGTTTTCAAACTCGGATACATAAGACTGATCTAGTTTGGAATATCTTTTTTCATATTCCTCTCTTCTTTGTTTCTCAGCTTGTGCAAAAGCAATCGCTTCTTCTTTTTGCCTTTCAGCTTCTCTCATCTTACGAGTAAGTTTAGCAATTCTTTTTTGAACGCCCTCACTGTAAGCTTTTAGCTCATCTTCCTTCTCATCCTTTTTCTCTTCTGTAGCTTCTACAGGTTGTTCTTCAACCTGTTCAACTTCTACCTTCTCTTCTGCAACGGCTTCTTTCGCCTGCTCGTTGTTTTCATCTAGATTAATTTCGGCTCCTTGATCTTCGCCGACATCAATCATAGGTTCATTTTTTTCTTCTGGCATAGTGCTCTCCTATGTTAAATGTGATGCAAGACTGATTCGGGATCTTTAATTGTCCCTAACACCTCGTCATCGTTTAGTATACGCACTTCTCCACCTTCAATTGGTAATCTTGATCCAGCATATCTGGCAAAGATCACCCAATCTCCTTTTTTGCACCAAGGACCTGTTGCAAACTTTTCTTTGTCTGCATATGCTAAAGGTCCAAGTTTAATGACGTATCCACAATTGGTTGCGATACGTAATTTATCTAAAGATTCTTGTGCAATAATAATTCCACCTTTAGTTTTTTCTTTTGGTGTAAAAGGTAAAACTAAAAGTCTATAACCAGAGGGCTCTGGTAATTCATCAGCAATTGATTCCACATTCGTTTCATCAACTCTTTTATCGTCTTCTTGTTTTAATTCTTCTGCTTTATATTTTTCTTCTAAAGCTAATTTAGTCTTCGGTACTTCCGCTGAAGTCGACTCCGATGACATTTGTGGTGTCTGGTTGTTCATCTTTTTGCTCCTTATCTTGTAGCAGGTTAGAGATATCCTGTTGCATTAGTTGTAAGGCATGTGCCTGCCCTAATAAATACTTATACTTTTCCATATTGTCAACACTTCCGCTTAAAATAGCGTCATTGAGTGACTCTATGCTTGCTTTGATTGATCTTTGTATTTTGTAAATTATATTGACTGGATCGTCCATTAGCAGTTCCATTTTCTAAGACTTTTATTGATCCTAGAATCTGGGTCGCGTGCAGTTTTTGCAGACGTTAATCTCTTCTTCATCCCCTTCATTCTAGCGCAGAAGCTCTTTCTACGTTTGGCAGCCTTAGAACCTTTCTTTAGTTTAGATGGTTTAGTTGTGACAGCTGTTTTTAATTTTGAACCAGGATTTGCAGCTCTGTAAGATGCAACTCCTTTTTTATTCAATCCACCTGATGCGGATTTACCTTCTTTTCTTTGCCATGCTGGTGTTCTTGCCATTATTTCTTTTTACTTCTTTTTGCAAAAGTTGCAACGTTTTTAGGTTTAGGGCCAGTGTTCGACGCGGCACGTTTTCGTTTTACTGCAGAAGCCTTTTGTCCAGCAGTCATGCTTGTTGCCTTTGCAAGAGGGACACATTTCGGATACTTCCTTTTGCTCCCCTTGCTTCTTCCACATGGTTGATATTTGCCGTTCTTCTTCGGCGCTCCTATGTCGACCCATTTCTCTTGAACCCATTTTCTCAGACCGCCTTGAGCCATATTAATATTTTTTTGTAAATTTTCTTCGGTTGTTCATGACTTTGCCACAACCTTTAGCAATTCCACCTTTTTTATATTCTGATCTTTTTTGAATATTTTTTTTTCTTTCATAAACACTTTGTTTAGATCTTTGTCCATATTTAGCTCTGTTTCTTAATGGACCTTCATCTACTTTACCACCTTCGGCTTTTTTAGTTCTTTTCTTTCCGCCTGGTGTAACTTTACCTGAGCAAACGGCAGACGCATACATATTCGCGTAAGCTGAAGGATAAACCTTAAACTTTCTTTTTGCTGCTGCTTTTCCTCTTGAACAAAGTTTAGCCATTTATTGACACGATAAGCATTCATCAGAACCAGAGTCTAATGCTGCTAAAGCCTCTTGTTTACATTCATCGCTGCAAAATGCTTTTATCTCATCTTCAGTCTCAAATTCTTTTTTGCATTGATTACAATTTTTAATCATTATTTTTTCTTTTTAGATTTTTTTACCATTCCACCTTTTTTCATGAAACCCATTTTGTTTCTGACTTTAGTTGGAAGTTTTGATAATCCAGGATTTTTCTTTTTATCTACTGGTTTTAATTTTTTCATTATTTTTTCTCCTTTTTTTTACATTCACATTCATGATTACACATACATGGAATGATGTTAAACATTTTACAAATAAACATACAAATTTTATCTTTTATTTTTTTTATCATTATTTCATACCTTTATTTTTTTTTGCTTTTTTCTTTTTTTCGTAGCTTTCACCTAACTTAGCAACTGCTCCAATGGCAGCACTTCCTCCTGCAATTGCAGCCGCTTGTTCTTTTCTAGTTTTTGATCTACGTTTTCTTGCTTCTTGTGCAATTCTAATATCACTTTTAGCATCACTTTTTAAAGGTTTTCTTTTACCACCTTCATAGCCTTCGTATTTCATTCTATATTTATTTGCTGCTTGTTCAGTTTCAATTCTCTTTTTTTTAACTTCTTCAAGACTTTTCATGATTTTTTCGGTCTGACCACCACCAAGTCTTCTTCTGTCAGATAAAGGTTTTACCTTTAACGTAGTTGGATTTTTTGCTTTTTTTGCAATGTTCATCACTTTTCTTATTTTGTTAAACATATTTATTTCCTCTTAATTAAATCAGTTGCTTTCAAACCGTACACGCTCGCGATTACTCCCACGAATATGGTTTGATACCAGAATGGAAGGTCTGAAAAGTATTCGAAGAACAATTTCATTTTGCTCATCGCTGTCGGGTCATTCGACCAAACTGCCCAGGCCAACATCACTATGGGTGCCGACAATAATAACAAAATAAATTCATCTTTCCAGTCCGAATTTCGAGATTCTAATAATTTTCCCTGATATTCTGCTTCACCTCTAGCCATTGCTTCAGCATGACGCTTTTGTGCATCAGACATCAACATTTTTGTCTGCTGTCGGTTTTTATAAATATGTGAGCCAGCTTGAACGGCTAATTTAATAGCACTTAACCACATATTAGTACCAAGTAGCTGTTCTTTGCTTTTCTTTTAACATTCTTTTCTGGCCTCTTACTTTTTCTTTTTGAGATTCAGTCGGATTTGTCGCCTCAATCGTCTTACCGCCAGTTTTATATGTTACATTGACTGTTTTTTTCATCGTTTTTTCCTTTTCTTGCTCATTCCAGCTTCAGAAAGCGCAATGGCAATTGCTTGTTTTCTACTCTTCACCTTTTTTTTGGATTTTCCAATGTTGAGTTCGCCTTTTTTGAACTCTTTCATAACTTTTTTAACCTTTTTTGGTCCATTTGTCATTTGTTTTCTCATACTGCTCCTATTAATTGTCAAAATTTACCTTTGCTTGCTGAACTCCCATCTTTGCAAGTGAAACTCCAGCCCTTAATTTAGCTAAATCTTCGTTTTGCTCTAGTTTTTCTTCTGCAATACCTTGATCCATCATCGCTTTTGCCTTGTCTAAAGCTAATCTGTTTTGATCTTCTTGTTGCTTACGCTCATTTTCCATTGCTCTTAAGTCAACTTCTCTAGATTTTAGTTTTAGAAGTGGATCAGAGTCAAACTGTGATGTAATTTTGTTTTCTTCTTTTGCAAATTCTTCAGTCATCTCACTAATTAACTGTGCTTTTCTTGCTTCAATCTTTTGAGTCAACATTTGAATCTGTTGCATCATCTGAGGATTTTGCATAGCCTGTGGATTTTGTTGTAACACGGCCATTTGTTGTAATTCATTTGGAAACTCTAACTGAACTTGTTCTTGTGCCATGATAGAAATGTGTTCTAAAATATTTTTTTGTATTGCACCCATCACCATCGGAGCATTTCTTACCATATTCAGTTGCATGAAGTTTAAGTGCGCTTCAATATGAGCTCTATGGTCCTGTCCAGGGAACGCTTGGAAAGGTTTAGTTGCAAGAGCGGATATGTGCTCTAAACTTGGATCTTGTGGCATCGGTGGTTGTGGTGGAGGTAAAATAGCATTTACATCTTTCACCCCTAATGCATCATACATCGATCGGTATGCTTGATACAGATTATGCATTTGTGGATTGGTTTGAGCCAACTGAAGTTGTGCTTGTGCCATAGAAATTCTTTGTGTTTGAGAAAAGATATTTGGATCTGCGATAGGAAGGACATCCACTCTTTCATCAAAGTCTGCTGCTTTAATTTGTCTTTGTGCACCAACCACATCATATGGATATTCTTTGGGTAAGTAAGTTGCAAAGACATTTGCAAGCAATTTAAATTCTTGTTTTAATCCAACGTAAAGTCTTTTGTGAATGGAACTCATCACACGCGATCCACGCTCCAAGAGTGCTACGGTTGTTCCAACAGCCGCGCCTTGATTTCCGTCGCCCACTTGCATATCAGCAATAGACGCGAAACGTTGGCCTGATTGAACGACAATACCTAATAAATTTAAGAGTACCGTAGATGGTTCTTTAAACGGCAATGCCATAAAGTTATCTCTGATGTTACCCCCTGGTGCATCCACATCTCTGAACTCACCAGGTTGTAATGGTTGTGCATCGTCTCTAACTCGTAAACCTCTGGTTTTAAAACCAGCAGGTAAATTTGATAATGTACCTGCATCTAAGAGTTGTCTTAGTGCGGATGTTGCGGTTCTTGTTAATCCACCAATCATGTGAATTAAACCAAAACCATAAAAACCTAATCCTGGTAAAAATTTAAAATGAACAAAATAATTAATTTTATTTCTTTTAGCATCATCTTCTTTGTAGTTTCTTCTGATAGATAAAACTCGTCTTGAATCTTTTTCTACGGTAACCACGTAAGGAAGTTTAATTCCTGTTGGTTCTCCTGAAGTATCCATGTCTTCAAATCCTTCAAGATCTAAATTCACATGACACTCTAGTAAAGTATAAATATCATCTTGCTTCGTTTGTTTAATACCTTCTAACTCTCGTTCCTTCTTATCAATCTCATCATTGTCCATTGCAGGTTGTGCAAGATCAATATCTTTGTAAAAACCACCGACTTGTTGTTTTCTTAGTTCATTAGATGAAATTTTAATTTCATGAATGACTGCTTCTGCATCATCTAAGTTAGTTGCAGAATAAGGGACTACCAAATCATCGGCAGGTATGAATTTGGAAACCGCTCTATCTAAAAGTTCATCATAGTAAACTTTTTTAAATGTCGATCCGCTTAAGGGGAGATAGAAAAGCATTTGATCGAACTCGGGCTCATACTCTTTCATTTGATCCATGATTTGGTAGTTCATAAAATCTTTAACACGCTTTGCTTGATCTTCTTTTGCGATATCTGTTTTTCCTAAAACTTGTGTTCTGACAGGTCCATCCGCAGGTAAAAGTTCTTTATAAGCTTGTGCTTGAAACTGAGTGACTGCTTCCGCGAGCACGGGGTGATTTACACCTGATGCACCTCTAAAAGGTTCTGTTCTTTTTTCATATTTAAAACCTAAAAGATCTAAACCATTTTTGTAAGTATCTTCCCAATCTTTTCTAGATTGTCTGTAGTCTAAATAATCTGATGTAAGTTGTGATCCAATGGGATCTAAAATGTCGTCGTCTAATACTTCTGCAAGATTTGCAAAGTGACCCATCTCAGGCATCTCTGTTGCCGTTGGGTCAAATGAAATTTCAGCACC